GTAATGGATCTAATGGAAATTTGGACGCTTGTTACTACGATTGTCACTATAGCGAGTGCAGTGACGGCTGCTACGCCAACTCCTAAAGACGATGCGTTTATGGGCAAATACATATACCCAGTAATAGAATATATGTCCTTAACTATTGGCAAAGCAAAAGATAAAGCCTAGTAGTGGATAAGGCAGAAGAAGCTTTGCAAGAGATAAACACACATGAAAGAGAGTGTGCTCTTCGGTATGAAAGAATTGAAGAAAGATTGGCTGATGGACAGCGACGATTTGATCGAATAGAAAGAATGCTATGGGGCGTTATTATTTTAATTATTGGAGCAATACTAGTTCCACAATTTTTAGGAGGATAAGATGAGTGATGGTAACTCAATTAAAGTGCCGACATGGGCATTGCCTATAGGTGCGGCAGCACTGTCCGGCGCAATAGCGTGGGGGTCTATGCAAGCTCAAGCAGCAGCAACTAGCTCGGAGGTGGCTCGAATTGAGCAGGTGGTAAAGGAAACAGCGGAGAAGGCAGTAGCCAACGGGCAACTGTCAGCAGTCAATCAGACACAGATCAAAGCAGTAGTGGACAGTCTGAGTCAACAGCAAGAGACTCTGAAGTCAACGGACGAGAAGCTGGCTCAGCTGATCCAGATAATGCTACAAAAGCAGTAAGACTAGATTACGATCCTGAAAACCCTGATCGATTTTGCGACCTACGAGAGTGGAATAAGTTAAAGCTCGTAAATCCTCCTGCAAAACGCCATCAAGTCGCAATGGAATGGTTAAGGTTTAATCATCAGCAATGTGGTTATGGAGCAATGATTTACGTTAGAAACTCAATGCCAAGAGTGTTAGGAACAGCCCATCAAGTGGATGTGGATGTTTTGACATGGGAGCTTGTTGCTCCGCAAGCAGAAAGAACTCAAGCACTGAAAAAGAAACGTAGATTATGACGCTGATGATTTTTGTATTAGTTCTTTTAACTCCGGGCGGTAGGCCAACTGGTACTGAGTTATATTTTCAAGAACTAACTAGCTGCCTCGAATATCGTGATGCATTGGTTCATCAAAGCGTTCATACTCACAACTGGCTACGCAGTAAGACCAACAAGTTTGATGGTTTTTGTGAGGTGCGATTGATTCCTTCATCCGAAGCTGGAAAAGGTAAATACATATTTAGAGACCCTGTAAGGAAGAAAGAGGATGAGTGATATACCGCCTTTTCCTAATAGTGTGAACGCTGTACAACAAGTTCCCAAACATCAAATACAAAAAATAGATACCGAGCGTATGCAAGGCAGAGAGACAAACGCTAAACAAGAAATTATTACTACTATATACGATGCTAAAGTTTATACATATAAGGGGGGGCAACTAAGCTATACAACTCCAAAGGTTACTGGTCAACATATTTTGGTAACAGTATGAATGCTAAAAAACTAGAGCCTAAATCAAGATACGCTGAATATGATACAGATGGCGATGGTACTGTTACCGACGAAGAGCTTACTAAGCACCAAGAAATGTTGCAGCTAGAATTGCAAGAAGAAAAAGCAGACTCACAAAAAAAAATGGCATGGGTTGCAATGATATCTATGTGTGTTTTTGCGCTATTGCCATTACTACCTTTTATACCAGAAGAACGTTTAAACACTCTAGCATCTTTGAGTGATATGTTATTCTTGAGTCAAGCATCAGTAGTAGGACTATATTTTGGTGCTACTGCATACATGAGCAAAAAATAAATGTTAAAGCGATTCAATTTTAAACCGGGAATTTACAAAGAAGGCACTGCCTATAGTAATGAAGGAAGGTTTTATGATGGATCGTTTGTAAGATTTAGATCTGGCAAGCCAGAAAAAATGGGAGGGTGGCAAAAAAAGTTTACCTCTAGTTTTGTTGGTGTATGTAGAAAAATAAAACAATGGGTTTCTTTGGCGGGTATTAGATATATAGGATTAGGTACAACTAAAAAAACATATGTTGTTTCTGGTAATGTATTTAATGATGTAACTCCAATACGGCTAACAACTAGTGCAGGAGATCCAACGTTTTCTGCTACTAATGGATCATCAACCATTACTTGTAATGAAACAGGGCATGGAGCAGTGCTTGGTGATTTTGTTACTTTTAGTAGCGCAGCAAGTTTAGGTGGCAATATAACAGCAGCTGTATTGAATCAAGAGTATGAGATTACAGAAATTAGTTCTGCTAATGCTTTTACATTTACAGCTAAAGACACATCAGGTTCTACAGTAACAGCTAATAGTAGCGACACAGGTAATGGTGGTAGCAGCACTGTAGCTGCATATCAAATAAATATTGGATTGGATGTAGCCGTTCCCGGTGGTGGTTGGGGTGCTGGTCCTTGGGGATCTGGTACTTGGGGTACATCATCAGGAGATACACTGACTAATACACTTCGATTATGGAGCTTAGATAACTTTGGAGAGGACTTGGTATTAAACCCAAGACTTGGATCTATTTATTTATGGGATGCTACGAATCCAACTAACAGAGCTTTAGAACTTACTGCTATATCTGGCAATGATAATCCACCAACTGAGTGTTTACAGATAGTTGTATCTACACAAGATCGTCATGTATTAGCGATTGGATGCAACCCGTTTGGTGAAAGTAATATAGATTTAATGCAGATACGATGGTGTACGCAGGAGAACGTATTAGATTGGACTCCTAAAACTACTAATACAGCTGGAGATTTAAGACTTTCTGTTGGATCTGAAATTATTGGTGCATTAAGAGGTAGACAGGAAGTAGCAATATGGACTGATGCAGCACTATATAGCGTCCAGTTTGTAGGCGCACCTTTTATTTTCAAAGCTAACTTAATAACAGATGGCGTTAGTTTGATATCGCAGAATGCTGCTATTACAGCAAACAATGTAATATTTTTTATGGATCGCAGAAACTTTTATGTTTATTCGGGATCAGCAAAAGTATTGCCATGTACTGTTCGTGCTTATGTGTTTGACAACTTAAATCAAATACAAGCAGATCAAATAGTTGCATTTGCTAACACAGGATTTAACGAAGTAGGTTGGTTTTATCCTACAGGTGACTCAACAACATTAAATGCAATGGTTGTATACAACTATGTTGAAAACCATTGGACTATAGCAACATTGGAAAGAGATTTTTGGGATGATGCAGGTGCATCAACTGATAATCCAATAGCTGTAAAAACTACTAATGATGTTGGATATTTATTTGAGCATGAGGTTGGGTTTGATGATGATGGCTCTGCATTAACAGCTTTTATAGAAACTGCTGATTTTGATATTGATGATGGAGATCATTTTGCATTTGTAAGAAGGCTGTTGCCTGATTGTGATTTTGTTGGATCGTCGGGTAGTCCAACTTTAAATTATACAATTAAAACTAGAGATAACGCTGGTGGTACACTAACATCGGAGTCCACAACATCAGTTACTACTACTAGCGAGTTTGCTTTATCTAACGTTAGAGCTAGGGCAAGACAGGTTAGGGTCAGAGTAGAAAGTACGGATATAGAAAATGGCTGGCGGTTAGGAGATGTTCGTCTGGATGTCAGACAGGATGGAAGGCGATGACAACTAAAACTGCAAGTGGCGCAGAGCATAGGTTGCCTTTAGAGCTACCTACTGTGGAATATCAAGAAGACTATATGCTTCGATTGATAAATCAGCTTCGTATTGTTTTTGAGTTGATACCATCAAAACAAGATGTTGAAGATGAATCATCTGCAATGTCGTGGTTTATGTCGTAATGCCTACCACTTATCAGAATGCCATTAAGACACTAGATTCAACATCTATTACAGATATATATGAATGCCCACAAGGGGCAACTGCTATACTCAAGACAGTTAGTGCTTATAATACTAATGCGTCTAATGCAGCGTCATTGATCCTGCATATATTTGATAACAGCGCATCAGGAACTACGGAGTTTGAAAAGACCGCTGCAATAGCAGCAGAGACTAGGAAAGGGTATCTTACAGGGGGCGAAGTAATCGTTTTGGAGTCAAAAGATAAATTGAGAATGACTGCTGGAACAGCTGATTACTTTGATATATTTGTTTCATTACTTGAGATAACATAGCGTTTAAACGCTTATAGAGTGTGCCATGAATAGAGCATTTCAGAAAGATCAGCCGTTTAAACAACAAGCTGATATGTTGGCTTCTAAGGGTAGATATGGAGACTCCATGCTGGTTCACATGAACCCGCGAGAAGTGGATGTTCTACGGTCTATGACACCAAACAATGCGTTGACAATAAATCCTGATACTGGTCAACCAGAAGCATTCCTACCTTTACTATTGGCATTAGGTGGTGGACTGCTTGGGGCAACTGCTCCAATAGGAGCGTTAGGAGTTCTGGGAGGAGCCACTGGATTAGCTGCAATAGGTTCTGGTGTTGGCACAGCAATAGAAACAGGAAGTTTGGAAGAAGGCTTAAAGGCTGGTCTTTTGAGTGGTGTTTTAGGCGGTATTGGTGGGAAGTTTTTAGGTGGTACTTTAGGTGGTGCTGGAGGAGCTACGGCTGCTGAAGGCACTACACAAGCTGCTACACAGGCACTAACAGATGCTAGTAGAGAGGCTGGAATCCGGGCTGGATTGGAACAGGTGGCAGCAAAACAAGGAGTAGAAGCATTAATTCAGCCTACTCTTCAGAAGGCAGCAGAGGCGGGTGTAACTCAACTAGCAACACCTGCAATCGCAGAAACAGCGTCACAGATAGGACAAGCTGCAATTACAGAAGCAGCCAAACCGAGTATATTACAAACAATAGGAACCGGGTTAGCGGATATAACTCCTACACAGCTAGGATCTATAGGTACAGCTGCACTAACTGGTCAGGGGCTAACTGATCAGTATAACTTGATGAATATGCCTTTGGGCATGGCAGATGACGATGAGGATTTTTACGTTCCTGTAACACCAGATGATAGAGGTGTTCAGTTTCCTGTATCTGGCAGAGGCGGTAGATCATCAGAGTTAGATTATTTTGCTAATCCCTTTTCTTTTACACAACAGTTTCAACAAGGTGGCCCCGTCGATTTTAGAGGTTTTAATCCAAATGCACCGCTTGTTGGTATGGCTGGCCCAGCGTTTTTTACAAATGCGCCAGAGGTTATTGGCACAGAAACTGTTCAGCAATTTATTCCGAGAGCGCAGGATACACAATTTAATTTAGGCACCAGAGGATTTGCAGATGCTCCTGTAATTGATTACAGCGCAAGATTGCTAGGTGATCCTACGTTAACTAGAAATATTTATGGAACTACTAGCATAGCTGATACTGGAACTACGGCTGGGCAGGGAACCGGGGCAGGTGGTGATCCCACAGGTTTCGTAGATCCCACTGGAGGAGAAACTAGCGGAATCAATACAAGCGCGGGAACAGGAGAAAGTGTCACTGCGTTTGATCCAGCAGCAATTGGAGATAGTTCTTTTGGCGGTAACTTTATGAACCCCTTTGGAATGACAACTGAAGGTATTAATCAGTTTTTGGATGATTATTTAGCTGATAGGCAATTTGTTACACAGGATCAAGTCAGCGAACAATTTAATACTTTTGATCCTATGGCTGGCTTTGATACAACTGGTTTTGTCACGCAAGATGATTTATCTGCCTCGTTNCAAGGGTTCGATCCTACGGGGGGTTTTGATCCAACCGGATTTGTTACACAAGATGATTTAGCAACTACGCTACAAGGCTTTGATCCAATGGCGGGTTTAAACACTTCGGACTTTTTAACTACGTCTGATCTGAATACAGCGTTGTCAGAATTCAACCCACAGATAGATACTAGCCAGTTTGTTACAGCAACAGATCTTAATACTGCGCTAACAGGTTTCAATCCGGGCATAGACACATCTAGTTTTGTAACTCAAGCA